GTTATTGGTAAATGTATGATGGGAAGTACATCAAACGCGTTAGATAAAGGTGGTGATAATTTTAAAAAATTATATAAAGATTCTGACGTAACAAAAAGAAATAAAAACGGACAAACTAAATCTGGTTTATATAGTTTGTTTATACCAATGGAGTGGAACTATGAAGGTTTTATGAACAAACACGGTATTCCAGTCTTTGACACGCCAGACGAACCTGAATATGATTTTTATGATGAGTTAATTGATACTGGTGTTATAGATCATTGGGAAAATGAAGTTGATGGTTTAAAAAGCGATCAAGATGCTTTAAATGAATTTTATCGTCAATTTCCAAGAACTGAAGAGCATGCGTTTAGAGATGAGGCAAGTAATAGTATATTTAATCTTGTTAAAATATATGAGCAAATTGATTATAACGAAGAAGCAAAAAGTGCAGCGGATATATCTATAGGAAATTTTCAATGGGTTAGTGGTATAAAAGATTCTAATGTAATATTTTACCCTGATCCAAAAGGAAGATTTAAAGTTAGTTGGGTACCGCCACAACATTTACAAAACCATTATAATATAAAAAATGGTATTAAATATCCAGCAAATGAACACATGGGTGCTTTTGGATGTGATAGTTATGATATATCAGGAACAGTAGATGGTAAAGGTTCAAAAGGTTCTCTACATGGATTAACAAAATTTAGCATGGAAGAAGTTCCAGCTAATAAATTTTTTTTAGAGTATATAGCTAGACCACAAACAGCTGAAATATTTTTTGAAGATGTTTTGATGGCATTGCATTTTTATGGTATGCCGCTATTAGCAGAGAATAATAAACCAAGGTTACTATATTATCTTAGAAGAAGAGGTTATAGGGGTTTTAGCATGAATAGACCTGATAAAGTTTGGAATAAACTTTCTGTAACTGAAAGAGAAATTGGTGGTATACCAAATTCCAGTGAAGATATTAAACAAGCTCACGCAGCTGCTATTGAAATGTATATACAAGAACACGTTGGATACAAAGGTGATCATTATGGTAATATGTATTTCACAACAACACTTAATGATTGGGCTAGGTTTGATATAAATAAAAGAACAAAATTTGATGCTACAATTAGTTCTGGTTTAGCAATTATGGCATGTAACAGACATTTATATAGACCAAACGCAAAGATTGAAAAAGAAAAATTAAATATCAATATTGCTAAGTACAGCAATAAGGGTACATTATCGAAATTAATAAACAATTATGATTGAAAAGGATATAAAGAGTCACTTTCCTAGTCAAATAGCCGATAACGCTACAAAAATATCTCAAAAATACGGGTTAAGCGTAGCAAAAGCCATTGAACACGAATGGTTTAGTAAAGATTCTGGTGGTAATAGATTTGATGCTAATAAAGATGACTTTCACAAACTTCGTTTATATGCAAGAGGAGAACAACCTGTAGAAAAATATAAGAATGAATTATCTATAAATGGTGATTTATCTTATCTTAATTTAGATTGGAAACCCGTACCTATTATACCAAAGTTTGTAGATATTGTTGTTAATGGGATCGCAGAAAGAACATATGATATAAAAGCATACTCACAAGATCCATTTGGTTTAAGTAAAAGAACTTCATATATGGAAGGTATTTTACAAGACATGCGTATGGGTGATGTTAATCAAATGATGCAAGAATCGTTTGGTATGAACATGTTTAATAATGATCCAAGTAAATTACCAGAAGATGAAGATGAATTAGCTGTTCATATGCAGTTAGATTATAAACAATCAGTTGAGTTAGCTGAAGAACAAGCTATTAATACTGTGTTTGATGGTAACAAATATGAATTAACTAAAAAGAGATTATACTACGATTTAACAACTATTGGTATTGCTTCGGTAAAAAGTAATTTTACTCAAGCTGAAGGAATAAAGGTAGAATATGTTGATCCAGCTAATATAGTATATTCATATAGTACATCACCGTATTTTGATGATTTATATTACGTTGGTGAAGTTAAGTCTATTCCAATCAATGAATTAGTAAAAGAATTTCCTAATTTAACTACTGATGAGTTAGAAGAAATTAAGCAACAGGGTATATTTAATAATAATATTTCAAATAGAAACCTTCCAGACACAAGCACCGTTGATAATAATATTATACAAATTTTATACTTTAGTTATAAAAGTTATATTAACGAAGTATATAAAGTAAAAACAACTGGAAGTGGAGCAGATAAAGCTTTAGAAAAAGATGATAGCTTTAATCCACCTGACTCTGATAATTTTTCTAGAATATCTAGACCAGTAGAAGTATTGTTTGAAGGAGCTTACGTGGTTGGTAAAGAAAAATTGCTTAAATGGGGTATGGCAAAAAATATGATGCGCCCAAAAAGTGATAACACAAAAGTTAAGTTAAATTATTCTATTGTAGCGCCAAGGATATACAAAGGTAGAATTGAATCATTAGTAAAACGTATAACTGGTTTCGCTGATATGATTCAATTAACTCATTTAAAAATACAACAAGTATTAGCAAGAATGGTTCCTGATGGTGTATACTTAGATGCTGATGGTTTAGCTGAGGTTGATCTTGGTAATGGAACAAATTATAATCCACAGGAAGCGCTAAATATGTTCTTCCAAACTGGTAGTATTATTGGTAGATCATTGACGTCTGAAGGTGATATGAATCCGGGTAAAATACCTATTCAAGAAATACAAAGTGGATCTGGCAGTGGTAAGTTACAAAATTTAATTCAAACATATAATTATTACTTACAAATGATAAGAGATGTGACTGGATTAAATGAAGCAAGAGATGCTGCTATGCCAGATAAAAATGCTTTAGTTGGTATACAAAAAATGGCAGCTGCAAATAGTAATACCGCAACAAGACATATATTACAATCTGGATTATTTTTAACCGCTGAAATGGCAGAGTGTATTTCGTTAAGAGTATCTGATATAATAGAGTATTCTCCCGCGAAAGAAGCATTTATTCAAAAAATTGGTGGACATAATGTAGCAACATTAGAAGAAATGAAAGAGTTACATATGTATGATTTTGGTATATTTATAGAATTAGAACCAGATGAAGAAGAAAAACAAATGTTAGAAAATAACATACAAGTTGCTTTATCAAAAGAAAATATTGAATTAGAAGATGCTATTGATGTTCGTTCTATAAAAAATGTTAAGTTAGCTAATCAAGTATTAAAAATTAGAAGAAGAAAGAAAATAGAAAGAGATCAAGCTCAACAACAACAAAATATACAAGCACAATCACAAGCTAACGCTGAAGCACAACAAGTAGCGGCTCAAGCTGAAGTACAAAAACAACAAGCATTAACAGAATCAAAAATTCAATTAGCTCAAGCTGAAGCACAAATGGAATCTAGTAAGTTACAACAAGAGGCAGCTCTTAAAAAAGAACTAATGGATCATGAGTTTCAAATTAACATGAGATTAAAAGAAATGGAACTTGATTCTGCTAAAGAAAAAGAAACTGTCAAAGAAGATCGTAAAGATGAAAGAACTAGAATTCAAGCATCGCAGCAATCTGAAATGATAGATCAAAGAAACAAGGAGAAGGCACCAACAAAATTTGAATCCGCTAATAATGATGTTATGAGTGGTGATTTTGATTTAGGAGCATTTGATCCTAGATAATATGTTTAACAAATAAATAAATAAGAAAATGGCAATAGTAAGAAATGATTGGACTGGTAGCATTATGGGATCAGTATGTACAGATGGTGGAGACGCTATAAAGCCACCTACGGGTCACGTATTTATTGGATTTACTGTGTTAGCCGCAGCAACATTTGATGCAGCTGGTGGTTTAGTTGCAGAAAATGAAAATAATTACGCTAATACAGATCACGCAGCTGGTGATTTAGCTGCAGGTTCTGAAACAATATTAGAAGGATCTGGTGGTGTTGAATTGGATGCTAGTAACAGTTTTCCAGCTGGTGTAACTATTTATGGTAGATATACCGAAATAGATGTGGCTGGTGGAACAATTATAGCATACATAGGAAAATAAAAAAAAATTGTATACATTAGTATGCATTATGTTTAATTAATTATATAATATTATATTATGGCTAAAAAAGAACAAAAAGTCGAAGAGATAGTTGAACCTAAAGTAGAAACTAAAGAGGAAACTAAATCTAAAGAAACACCTGTTGAAGAAAAACCAACGGGTGATAAAATTAAGGTTAAAAAACCTACAATGAAAAAAATGGATATTGGTGATGAACCAATAAAAGTAGATTTAACTAAAGCTGAAGAACCTAAAGAAGAAGTTAAGGAAGAGGTTAAGGAAGAAGTTAAAGAAGAAGAAACAGAAACACCAGTTCTAGAAGAAGTAACTAATGAAAAAGCTGAGGAAGAGGTAGAAGAGATTAAAGAAAAGGTTACTGAAACTGTTGAAAAAGCAGAAGAAACTGGAGAAGCTTTACCAGAAAATATTCAAAAAGTTGTAGACTTTATGAATGAAA